CCCCAGGTATCCGTTCAGGACATGCGAAAAGCGGGGGGTGACCAAACTACTGACCGGCCCTGATGAGACCACCTCCATAACGGCCCGGCCCCCTGCTGCTTCCCGGCATATTTGGGGTGCCGGGAAGCAGCTCCCGTATCGCACGGGAACCGGGGTCCGGATTAAGACAAGACCTACTGATGCTGACGCTCGACCTGACGAATGAACCGCGCTGGCATGACCTGGCGCCCGGCGTCCGAGTTCAGTTGCGCCCGCTGACCACCGCGCTGATGGTGGCGACGCGCAGCGACCCGGCCGTCGAGGCAGTTCCGGAGGAGGCCTCCGACGAGGAGCGCGCGGTCGCCTTCGCCAAGGCGCTGGCGCGGCGGGCGGTGCTCGCCTGGGAGGGCATCGGCGGCGCCGACGGCAACCCGATCGACCTGGGCCCCGAGGCCATCGACGCGCTGCTCGACATCTGGCCGATCTTCGAGACCTTCCAGCTGACCTACGTCTCGAAGGGCCTGCTGCTGGAGCAGGAAAAAAACGCCTCCGCGCTCTCGCCGAGTGGTCCTTCGGCGGGGGCGACAGGTATTGCCAAGCCTGCGCGCAAGCGTGCGAAGGCTGCCCAGTCCGCGCGAACCGGCCGCTGACCCATGAAGGCTGGCAGGTCTGGGACCTGGTCGGCCGCCTCGGGGGGCAGCTGCGGATGCTGCCTGGCGCCGTCGTCGGCTGGGACCTGGCCGCCGCGCTCGCTCTTGGCGACGCTCTCGGCGTCCCGCCCGCAGCCGCCGCCGAACTGTTGCCCGTCATCGAGGCGGTGATGGTGGCCAAGCTCAACGAACAGATGGAACGCCCCAATGGCTGAAAAACGCGTCAGCGTCCGCCTTGCGGCGGTCGGTGGTCGGCAGGTGCGCGCCGAACTGGAAGGCGTCGGCGAAGCCGGTGCCCGAGGCTTCGGACGGCTCAGCCGGGAGATGGAGGCCGCGAATACCCGGCTTGCGGCCTTCTCGCGACGGGTGCGCGTGGCCGCCGCAGCAGCCGTGGCAGCGGCCGCCGCCGCTGGTGTGGCGATGATCCGCTCGGGCCTCCAGACTGTGGATGCGCAGGCCAAACTCGCCCAGTCGCTGGGCACAACCGTCGCCTCGATCCAGACCCTCGAGCGCGCGGGCGAGTTGGCGGGCGTGTCCATGTCAGGTATCGAGCAGGCGACCAAGGACCTGACGCGCCGTCTCAGCCAGGCGGCCGCCGGGACAGGTCCCGCTGCCGACGCGCTGGACCGCCTCGGGCTTTCGGCCAACGAGCTGATCGCGCTGCCGCTGAACCAACGTGTGGGTGCGATCAACGCCGCCATCGAGAACTTCGTGCCCGCCGCCGAACGCGCCGCAGTCGCAGGACAGCTTTTCGGCGAGGAAGGCTCCATCGCCATGTCGCGGATCGATACCGCGACACTGCGCCAGGCGACCGAGGACGTGCTTGCCTTTGGGGTCGTCGTCTCCGAACAGGATGCCGACCAGATCGAGCGGACGAACGACGCGATCTCGCGCCTCGGGCTGATCTGGCGCGGGCTGTCGAACCAGCTCGCGGTTGCAGCGGCCCCCGCGCTGGAAGCTGTCGCCAACGCCATGGCGGCCATCGCCAGCCGCACCGGTCCGCTCGGCATCGCCATTCGTGGTCTCTTCGACAATATCGGCCGCCTGACCACCTATGCCGTGACCTTCGCGACCTTCCTCGCGGGCCGCTGGGTCGCCGGGCTGGCCGCCGCCGCGCTTTCGGTCCGTGGCCTCGCCACGGCGCTGGTCGTCCTGCGTGGGGCGCTGATCCGCACCGGCATCGGTGCGCTGATCGTCGGCGCGGGCGAACTCGTCTACCAGTTCACCCGCCTCGTCTCCGGTGCGGGTGGCTTCGGCGAAGCCATGTCGCTCCTGAAAGACGTCGCGGTCGAGGTCTGGGAGCGGATCCGGATGGGCGCTGCCGCGGCTGGCGCTGCCGCCACGGCGATGTTCTTCGACCTGAAGGCCGATGCCGCGTCGGGCATGCAGAGCGCCATCGAGAGCGTCGTCGGTTTCGGCAATACTGCGGCGAATACGTTCGAAGGCGCCTACGAGGCGATCAAGGCGATCTGGGGCCTGCTGCCGGCCGCCATCGGCGATCTGGCGTTCCAGGCGGCCAACAGCCTGGTCGACGGCGTCGAGGCGATGCTGAACGGCGTGGTCTCGCGCATCAACACGTTCATCGGCGGGATCAATCAGGGCCTGGAAGCACTCGGGTCCGAACGACGGATCACGCTGGTGCCTGACCTCGACCTCGGCGAGATCGAGAACCGCTTCGAAGGGGCGGCCAGCGCTGCCACGACGGCGGCGCAGGCAGCCTTCGACCGGGCGTTCGAAGACAACCCGCTGACCGCGCCCGACCTTGGTCTGGCCGAGGCGGCGAACCGCGCGCTCGAGTCCGCGAACCTTTACCGAGGCGCCGCGCGCGATCTGGCCGAAGGGGCTCGTGCGCCCCTCGAAAGCTGGCAGGCGCTGCGGGATGCAGTGCGTCATAGCGACGAGGACGGCGCAGATGCTCTGGGCGAGGCCACGGCCGCGGCGGAGCGCTTCGAGACCGCGCTCGACGGCGCCGGACAGGCCGCGACCGATGCCGGCGCTGCCGCCGGCGCGGCGGCTGCCGCCGCTGAACCTAACGCCGAGACGACCGTCACAGGCTGGCGGGCGGTCACGGCGGCGCTGTCGGATTACGCCAGCAAGGCCCGAGAGATCGGCGGTGACATCGGCCAGAGCCTGGTCAGCGCCTTTCAGTCGGCCGAGAACGCCGTCGGCCAGTTCGTAAAGACCGGGAAGCTGAACTTCCGCGACCTCGTCACCTCGCTGCTCGCCGACCTCGCCCAACTGGCCGCGCGGCGGTTCATCCTGGGGCCGATCGCAAACGCGCTCTCCGGGTTGTTCTCCGGCGCGGGCGGCATTTTCGCCAGTGTCCTGCACACGGGCGGCTTGGTCGGATCGACAGGCCCTACGCGCATGGTCCCGGCCATGGCCTTCGCCGCGGCCCCGCGAATGCATTCAGGTGGCATGGCCGGGCTTCGCCACGATGAGGTCCCGGCGATCCTGCAGCGCGGCGAGCGGGTTCTGTCGCGCCGAGAGGCACAAAACTACGACGCGGGCGGCGTCAACGTCACGATCATGGCGCGCGACGCCGAGAGCTTCCGGCAATCCCGCACGCAGATCGCGGCCGACATCGCCCGCGCGGTCTCGCTCGGGCGCAGGGGGCTCTGAGCCATGGCCTTCCACGAGGTCCGGTTTCCGGACGACATCAGCCGCGGCGCGCGCGGCGGACCGGAGCGGCGCACGCAGATCGTCGAGCTGGCCTCGGGCGACGAGGAGCGCAACACCAGCTGGGCGAACAGCCGTCGTCGCTACGACGTCGCCTACGGCATCCGCCGCGCGGACGATCTTGCGGCGGTCGTCGCCTTCTACGAGGCGCGCAACGGCCGCCTGCACGGCTTCCGGTTCAAGGACTGGGGCGACCACAAGTCCTGCCTGCCGTCGCAGACGCCGGGGCCGTCCGACCAGACGATCGGCACCGGTGACGGCGCGACGACTGCCTTCCAACTGGTGAGGCACTATGCCTCCGGCAGCCAGACCTGGCTGCGGACGATCACCAAGCCGGTCGCGGGCACGGTGCGCGTCGCGCTCGATGGCGCGGAACAGCTCGGCGGCTGGTCCGTCGACACAACCACCGGCCTTGTCACCTTCGACAGCGCGCCGGCCGAGGGCGCCGTCCTCACCGCGGGCTTCGCCTTCGACGTGCCGGTCCGCTTCGACACCGACGCGCTCGACGTGACGCTCGACCTCGAGCGGCTCGGCTCGATCACCTCCATCCCGCTTCTGGAGATCCGGCGATGAACGAAGACAGCGGAGTCCTCGCGGCGGTGCTGCGGGAACTCGGCGCCTCGACGGCCGTGATCCTCGCGGTCTGGGGCGCGCTTGGCGGCGCCACGAACGCGCTGACCACCAAGATGCGGCTGCGCGACGCGCTGCGGCACATCCTGCTCGGCGGGCTGATCGCGGCCGGGATGGGCAGCCTGTCCATGGCGCTCGTGACCACCTGGCTCAGCCTGCCGCCAGAAGCCATCCCCGCTGGCGGGGCCGCGGGCTCGGCCGCCTATCTCGTGGGCGTGTTCGGCCCGGCCTTCATCGAGGTCGTTCTGGCGCGGCTGCGCGCGGCGAAGGGAGGCGACGGCGATGCATGAGCTCCTTCGCCTCGCGCGCGCCCTCCGCTGTGACCCCGCTGATGCCCGCCAGGCCTTCGTCCACCGTCTGCGCATCGGCCTCGCTGTCGCGTCGCTGATCCTGATCCTCTCGCTCCTCAGGTGATCCCATGCACATGACCGCCAAGACAATCTCCGATCCCGGCCTGCTGGCCCTCGTCCGGCACGAAGGACTCGTGCCCGGACCCTACAGGGATGTGAAACAGGTCTGGACCTTCGGCATCGGCCACACGGCCGCGGCCGGGCCGCCCGATCCGGCCACCATGACGCGTGGCATGCCCGCTGATCTGGACGCCGGGATCCGAGAAGCGTTCCGGGTCTTCCGCGCCGACCTCGCTGCTTACGAAGCCGCCGTCCTGTGGGCCGTGAAAGTGCCTCTGGCGCCGCACGAGTTCGATGCGCTGGTCAGCTTCCACTACAACACCGGCGGCATCGCCAAGGCTGCACTGACCCGGCACCTCAATGCCGGCAATCGCGTTGCGGCCGCCGACGCGTTTCTCAACTGGCGGCGACCGGCATCGATCATTCCGCGCCGGGAGGCGGAGCGCGACCTGTTCCGCCATGGTCGCTATCCCGGAGGCACGATCCCTGTCTGGTCCGTGGACCGCACAGGCCGCGTGGACTTTTCGCGGCCGATCCGTCGCCTGACCGAGGATGAGGCTCTGGCGTTGGCTCGCGGGCCGTCGCCGACGCCTCCGGTCCTCGCCCCTTCACCCACCGCGCCGACCGGCTGGTTCGCCCGGCTGGCCGCTTTCCTCTCCGCCCTGATACGGAAGGCCTGATCCCCATGCGCTACGTCCGACCCAACTCGCTCACCTGGTGGGCGGGACTTCTCGCCATGCTCACCGGCATCACGTCTCTTGCGCTGCCAGCCACCGGGCCGCTCGCGGAACTCTCCCGCCTCGTCGCGCTGCTTGCCGGCTCGGGCGATGCCTCGCCCGCGGGGCTCATGTTCCTCGGTCTGGGCCTGATCGGTCTGCGCGACCGGATTGAGCGCGGGTTCCGCGGCGATGCTTGAGTTTCTCGTCGGTCTGGTCGTGGGCGGCTGCCTCGGCGTCTTCGTCGCAGCCCTCTGCGTCGCCGCTGCGCGCGGGGAGCGGGACGATGGCTGATCTTCTGATCTGGCTGGTCGCGGCCTTGGGCGCGGTCGGGGGCGTGGTGCTCGGCCGACTCTGGGGCCGCGCGGAGGGGAAGCGCGCGGGCAAACGGGAGGCAGAACGCGATGCGACGGAAGACAAGAACAAGCGCTTGGAGCGCGGACGCGACGCGGTTCGCGACGGCCGCGGGTCTGGCGATCCTGCTGACCGGCTGCGCCGCAACGATGGGCGGTGGTGATGCCGGCTGCGCCTCCTACGCCGACGCGCGGTTAGCCCGACCACCCGCCGAGACGGTCGACGCCGTGCCGCCGGACTGGGCCGACTGGATCGCCGATCTCGACGACCGCATGACGGGAACCTGCCGATGAAGTCGCTCGACCCCAGCCTGCAGGTCCATCTCGACGACGGCACGACCACGCTCGCCTGGTGCTGGCGGATCACGCGCGCCGATGGTGTCACTTTTGGCTTCACCGACCACGACCGGACGCTCAGCTTCGACGGCACCGACTTCGAGCCCGAGAGCGGGCTGACGGCCTCCGAGGTCCGCTCCGGCTCGGACCTGTCGGTCGATGCGCAGGACGCCGAGGGGGTGCTGACCTCCGACCGGATCACCGAGACCGACATCCTCGACGGCCGCTGGGACAACGCCGAGGTCGAGGTCTGGCGGGTGAACTGGGCCCATACGAGCCAGCGCGTACTGATGCGGCGCGGCGCCATCGGCCAGATCCGGCGCGGGCGGCTGGCCTTCGTGGCCGAGGTGCGCTCGCTCGCGCATGTGCTCGGTCAGACGGTCGGGCGGACCTTCCAGGCGACCTGCGATGCCGCGCTCGGCGATGCGCGCTGTGCCGTCGATCTGGAGGACCCCGCCTTCAAGGGCACGGGCGCCGTCATCGATCTCCTGCGCGACCGAGCGTTCACCACCTCGGGGCTCGGCGGGTTCGAGGCCGGCTGGTTCACTTTCGGCACACTCGAATGGACCAACGGCGCGAACGCGGGGCGTCGGGCCGAGGTGCTGGGCCACGACGTGACGGACGGCATCGCGGTGCTGACCCTGCTCGAGGCACCGATACGCCCCATCGCCGAGGGTGACGGCTTCACGATCCGTTCGGGCTGCGACAAGCGGATCGAGACCTGCGGGTCGAAGTTCGCCAACACGGCCAACTTCCGCGGCTTCCCGCACATCCCGGGCCAGGACACGATCCTGCGCTACGCGACGAAGGACGGCGGGCACGAGGGGTCTGTGCTGTGA